AAGAACATCGTGTACTCGATGATTATAATAGAAATGTTACACTAGTAGATTTAACTGCTCAACCTGAAGAACTAAAGACATATATAGATAGTACAATGAAAGAACAGATGGTTACTAAAAATAACAGTATGGTAGGTGCAAAATTCTTAAAGTTCTGTGGAAAATATGAACTTAAACGTATAGCAGAAGAGGCTACAAAATATGCAGAATGGTTACAACGAGGATATGTTAATGAATTTACAGGCTAAATCAATTATTGACGATAAGTTTTGGATAATAGAACGTAACGGTGAAAAAATTGGCACACTACGTCAAGGCACTGAACTAATACTTACGGTTAACAAAAAACCATTTAAGTTTAAAGATATGTCTGCACTAGTAAACAAAGCAGATATAGAGTTTATTACTAGCAAACAACTTGCCGTAACAGAAGAGTCAGAAGAATACAATGTACACGGATGGCCATGCAAAACAAAGCCGTTAAACGATATATATGATCTAAAACGTAAGTTGCCGTTATATACTAAAACTAAAAATAGTAATGCATTCTATTGTGCAGGGTACTATGTAATCAAGTTTGAACATGGTTGGGTTAGAAGTTACTGTCCTAAATTATTCACACTTGCTAATAATGAATACAAAGGACCATTTAAAACTAAGTTCGAGATGCAGGAGCAGTTGAGAAAATCGTAATGCCTAATTTTCCTAATCTACAAAAATTTGCTACTAAAGCCACTATGGGAAATAGTCCTAGTATCGATGTTACTAGAACTGAAGCACAACACATAGCATTAGAATATCAAAAGTTACTTGCTTATACAATAGAACTACAAGGCAAAGTAATACAACTACAACAAGAAATTAACACACCTACACAAGTAGATGTAGTGAGCAATGACTTTTAACTTACAAGAAATGAAATCTACTTTAACTATGGATAAAAAAATAGTTTTAGGATTTAAGCAACAATCAGGACATGGTGATACTTTACATACACTTCATAATGCAGAATCTGGTTGGCCAATTAGAACGCCTGTTGCTCCAGCATTTATATGGTTACAAGAGGAGTTAACATATAAAAACGGTGTAATAGTAGAACTAGAAAAGTATATTGACCACTACGGTAAAGACATAGATAAGATTATATTCTGTGTTTGGCATAATAACTTAAACAAGTTATATCCGAAACTAAACTTTGTATACTATCCAAGGTATCTTTATTATCATAGTTTAGATGCACAAAAACTTTCAGTTAAAGATTACTTTCCATTTAAAACAAAAAAAGATTTTGTGTTCCTTTGTTTGAATATGAACAAGAGACCTCACCGAGACAAAACAGTAAGTCTATTAGAAAAAATGCCTAGTAGACTAATAAGTTATAAGGCTCGTAATTGGAACATCTTCGAACACGACGACTGGACAATACAAGAGTATAACAGTGATCCGCGTTACAACAAGTCAGAGATGGATGTAAAATTAGAAACTAATAATCTAATAAACTTACATCCTGTTTATAATCGTTGCCAGTTTAGTGTAGTTACTGAAACTAGAGTTGACTTGCCTTTTGACTTCATAACAGAAAAGACAACACATTGCTTTCTTGCACTGCATCCTGCACTATATGTAAGTAATAAAGGACACGTGAAGATGCTTAGAGATTATGGATTTGATGTATTCGATGACATATTTGATAATAGTTATGATAACGTAGAAAATAACAGAATAGAATATATGATAGAAAGTAACAAAACGGTATTAGAAAAAGGCATTCCAAACTATAGTAATCTAAAGGAAAGATTATTAAAAAATAGAGAACACTTCCTTAACCCTGAGTGTCTCATGTTTAAAATTATATAAATACAATAACAGTAAAAGGAATTAGATATGCAAAACCCACATATGATTGATGTAGTTAAGAAACTTGATAATCTTAGAGAGATGTCCCCCGACAGCTTAAATAGCCAAATTGACAATATCGGAAATCATATTGCTCATGTTAGACGAGAAGTTGCAGACTTAGAACGGATGGACACTGCTGGTGGTGGTGACATTGATGAACTTGAAGATAATATTAGTGAAATATTTATGTTACTAGATAGATTAGATATGGCATTAGACAAGGCTACACAGGCATTGCCACGTACTATGACAGACTCAAAAGATAATATTGAAGACTAAATACTAGTGTAAAAGAATTCGCAAGTTGGGAGAAGGCGCCAACATGTACGTCCAGGTTTAAATGTCCGGGCGTTTTTTTTGACTATTTTTTGTATCCATTTAAAAAACGTTCAAAGTCTTTGTTATGCATTACCAACCAAAAATATGTTTGTTCAGAGAATATAATAATCTTAGGCCATCTTCCTGTCACAATGTAATACGGACAGTTCATAAATCTATCAAGTTCTAAAAGAAATTTATGTGAGACATTTACTTGTCTAATATCAACACTCCAATTTTCTATTTCGAGTGTCTTATTAACAAAATGGTATCCGTTCTCATTTAACCTTAGTCCACCAGTTTCTCTAATATTTTGCCAAAAATATTGATACTGTTCGTCTGTTGGTACCTCTAATTTACCATGTTTAACAAATGCATTAGTGTACTGTTTTTTGGTTACGGATATATCTGTTCACCTTTTTTTAGAAGTTCGACAGTAAAATCAGTACAGTTAAACTTCTTATTAAGTTTCTTAGCAAGGTTAATTGCATGTCCACTATTACTAAAACTTACCTTTTTATACTTAGGTCCAGGGTAACTAACTAACATGTTTTGAGTTTTTAGATTAATTGCTCTGCCTTGGTAGTATACACTCCAAATACCAGCACTAGCCAGTATTTGCTCAGTCTTATAAGTTTCTTTATCTATCTTCTCTAATAATATCTCTGGCTTTGGTCGACTCATATGTAATACTCCATTGTAATATTATTTATCAATTATAACAGTATATAATTATAACTTTAGGTTGACAGAAACGTATATCGTGCTATAACTAAACTATGAAAAAGAAACAAATACATTTTATAGGATTTAGAGGATACGAATATGTATCAGCAGTACGAGTATGGGGTATACCAGATTTCATCCATCCTGTACATGACAGACGTGCATACATTGAAATTGATAAGGAGAACGATATACTAATCTTTGCTAATAAAGAAAGTGAAGATACGATTAGTAATTACAGAAGAGAGTATGAAGATATGAAAAAGGTTGACGTATCTTAAATCTGTGTTATATTTAACTATAGTTAGAAACAAGGGAGAGAACTAAATGAGTGAAGCAATTAATACAAGAACTGTTACATTAGCAGAAGCAATACATTACACTCATGCAGTTGTAGATGCAAATGATTTTGATAAAGTAATCGGCTTTTCAAGTGATTTACGTGATGCAAAGGATATGTCACGTAGGCATACAAAAAACGGAATATCAAATGGAAAAATTATTAGACTAAAAAAACCTATGTCACAGAAAAAAGGTGACATGATGATTAACAGACCTTTTCCAGTGCAAAAGGTTGACGTATCTTAAATCTGTGTTATATTTAACTATAGTTAGAAACAAGGGAGAGAACTAAATGAGTGAAGCAATTAATACAAGAACTGTTACATTAGCAGAAGCAGAAAGTAGAATTGTTCGTGCTTTTAAAAATAAACGTCCTGTGTTTTTGTGGGGTTTGCCAGGTGTTGGTAAGTCAGAGTTAATGCAAGGTGTCGCTAATAAACAAACATTAGGCAAGACACATTTAATTGATGTTCGTGTTGCACTTATGGAACCTACTGATTTAAGAGGTATGCCGTACTTAGATAAAGAATCTAATTTAATGAAATGGGCACCTCCTGTAGATCTTCCTTCACAAGAACTTGCTTCTCAATATGATACAGTAATACTGTTCTTAGATGAGATGAATAGTGCGGCTCCAGCAGTACAAGCCGCTGGTTATCAGTTAACTCTAAATAGACGTATTGGTCAATATGTGTTGCCTGATAATGTTGTAATTGTTGCCGCTGGTAATAGAGAGTCAGATAAAGGTGTTACTTATAGAATGCCTACTCCGTTAGCAAACAGATTTGTACACTTAGAAGTTCGTGTAGACTTTGATAGTTGGTTAAACTGGGCAGTAGAGAATAAGCAACATGAAGATGTTGTTGGTTATATATCTTTTGCTAAACAAGACTTATGTGACTTTGATCCTCGCACAAGTGGTAGAAGTTTTGCTACTCCTAGAAGTTGGAGTTATGTGAGTGATTTCTTAAATGATGAAACTGCTAGTAATGCAGAACTAACTGACTTGATATCAGGTTGTGTTGGAGAAGGTGTTGCTATTAAGTTTATGGCGCATCGTAAGATTGCTAAAGATATGCCAAAGCCTGCTGAGATACTTGCTGGTAAGGTTAAAGAACTTAAGATTAAAGAAATATCTGCTCAGTATGCTCTTACAATTGGTATGTGTTACGAACTTAAAGATGCATATAACGACTTTGGTAAGAAAGATTCTGAGAAGTGGCACAAGATGGCAGATAACTTCTTTAGATTTATGATGGATCATTTCCCAACTGAAATGACTGTAATGGGTGCCAGAACTGCTATTACAAACTACAACCTTCCTTTCCAACCTAATAAACTTGCTCACTTTAAAGAGTTCTTTGATAGGTTTGGAAAATATGTCGTTAAAGCAATGGAGAGTTAAAAATGGCTTTTATTAGAGAAAAAATTACGTTAAATGAAGATTTCAATGCTTGGTGGAGATTGCCTAAGTATAGAAAAAAGGATATCGAAAGTAGAGAACTATTTGGCGATGTAAAAGTTAAACAACGACACGGTAGTAACTACGGATGGCCCGGGTCTGATAAAGATGTTATGTATTGGGTAGAACTACATAACGGATATGCAGTTGGCTTCCGTGAACCTAGAGGTCCTAGTGGTACTAGACGTGCTAAATTTTGTGAATTTCCATATGCTAAACTTGAGGAGATATAAAGGTTGACGTATTCTAATAATATGTTATTATTAGTTATAGTTAGAAATAAGGGAGAGAAGTAAATGAACCTATCTAAATTTAAAGCATCAATATCTGGTGCAACAACCGAGCATGTTAAAAGAACTGCAACTAATTTATCTACTAGGATAAATGAAGAGAAGAAGTTAGGAAATAAAATTTTACTAACTGAAAGAGTCAATATATGTAAAGAAGTCCTTAATAAAAGGATATCAAAATAACCAAAACCCTAGGGCGAGTATGCCTGCAAACGGAGAAAAAAAATGAAGACTCAAGCACAGAAGATAAACGATTTATATGAAGTTGCAGAAAGTAACTTTGTAACCCTTCAAGAAAGATTAGAAAAGGCAATATTAAAAGCACCTTTCTTTCGTTCCCAATTAGAAGCAGTAGTAGACGAATTTAAACGTAGAAACTGTAGTCCTCCAGCAGTACGTGGATGGACAAAATTCTCAGATATTAATATATGTCAATCTATACAAGTTAGCATGAATGCTATCTTAATAGATGAAACTATGCAACGTGAACTTAACATGCGTCATATTTTAAGTATTCTTACTAAGTTTAGTGAAAGTATGGTTATGGCAATACAAGTTTATAGAGACCCTAATAAACCAGATAACTATATTGCCTGGGACGGTCAGCATACTATTATTGCTTTATATATAATACTTACAAAAGTATTTGGTGAAAGAGTTGCAAGTACAATGGTTCCTGTAGTTGTATACAGTTCTCAACAGAAGTTAGAAATTAGACGTAACTTTATTTTACTTAACGGTGATGCAAAGGAAACATTAGACTTTATTGATACCTATAAGCAAATG